GATCCTGGCTGGGACCCAGGGTCGCCGAACTCGTTGATCGCTGGGCGCCCGCCGCGGTCACCTGGGACGCCGGCGGACCCGCCGGCGCCCTCGCGCCCGAACTCGCCGACGTCGCGACCGCCCTCGTACCTATGAACACTCGCGAAACCGCCGCCGACGCCGGGTACCTGTACGACCGGATCCTGGCCGGCGACGTCGCGCACGGCGCCGACCCGCTCCTAGACGCCGCCGTCCGCGCCGCCCGCCGCCGCCGCGTCGGCGGATCCTGGGTGTTCGACCGTCGCCAGACCGGCGCCGGCGCCCTGATCGGCGCATCCCTGGCCGCCTGGGTCCACAGAAACGGCGCCGGCCGTGCGCCGAACGTCGCCTGAGCGCCGATCCCACATATCGGCAACTACGACCGGACCCGTTGACATAGACCGCGAGTTACACCACTGTTCGCGCGTGCTGGGCCGCGGACGTCGTCAGGTCGCCCGCGCCGCCGTCACCAAACAGGCCGCGAACGGTCTGGAAAAGGTGATCGCCGACGCCGTCAATGCCCGCCTGTCCGGCGTCGCCCTGACCCCTGACGAATTGCCGATTGTCGTCGCCTGCCGCGACCTGATCGCGAACACGATCGGTCAACTGCCGATGATCGCCTACCGCGGCAATCAACCGCGACCCGATCAACCCGCGGTGGTCGTCCGGCCGGACCCGTTCGAGCCGCGCTGGCAGACGTTGCACCGCCTGACGAACAATCTGACCGGCTGGGGACATGTCTGGCTGATCCCGACCGCCCAGTACGCGAACGACTATCCCGCCGCGGTCCAGGTCGTCGACGCCTCGCGTGCTCACGCGACGTTCGACCCGACCGGGCGCCTCGAGTCGGTCTACTACGACGGCCGCCGCCTCGAGCCTGGGGCGACCGGCGCGATCCTGATCCCCTGGCGCGTCCCTCAGGCGGGTTCGCTGGGTCGTGCGCCGCTCGCCGATTGTTGGCGCGCCGCCGAGTACCTGGCCGCCCTGTACGACATGGCCGGATCGTTTTGGATGGCCGGGTTCCCTTCCATCGCCGTGATGGTCAAACAGGCGTTGAACCCGACCCAGACCCGCGAACTCAAGGATCAGGTCCTGGGCGCCTGGGCGCGCCGACACGAACCCGCCGTGATCGACCGCGACGGATCGCTGTCCCAGGTCGGATCCAGCGCGGTCGAGTCCCAACTGGTCGAGTCGATCGCCGTCGCCAACACGGAAATCGCCCGCGCGTTCGGCGTCATGCCCAGTCTCGTGAACGTCGCCGCCGGCGATTCGCTGACGTACGCGACGACCGAAGGCGAGTTTTCGAAGTGGCTGAAGGTCGGTTTGGGTCAGTACCTGTCGCGGATCGAAGCGGCGTTCTCTGATCTGACGCCGTACGGGACCGAAGTCCGTTTCGACACGACCGAACTACTCCGGACCGACCTCGAGGCTCGCTGGAACGCCTACGCGATCGGCGTGCAGAACGGCTGGATCCTGCCCGCCGAAGTCCGCGAACGCGAAGGGTTCCCGCCGCTGCCCGCCGGCGCCCAGCTCGCGCCGCCCGCGCCGCTGGCGAACATGCTCGCCGACCCGCCCGCCCAGACCGCCCAAACAGGGAGAACAGCTATGACCCGTCAACTGACCGTCGCCCGCGCTGCCGCGACGCTGACCGCCGGACACGTCGGGATCGTCCGCCGCGCCCCTGTCGTCGCCGGCGACGACGCCTCGAGGACGATCGCCGTCTGTCTCGTCCCCTGGGGCGAAGTGGCGCGGGTGACCGACGACGGCCGGTCGTTCTACGACGAGTCGTGGACGCCTGGGTCGCTGTCGCCGGCCGACCTCGTCGCCGTGTTCGACGGTCACCGCCCGACGCCGGCCGGCGTCGAACGCGGACCGCTGATCGGCCGCGCCGCCGACCTCGAGGACCGACCCGACGGCCTGTACGCGACGCTGACGCTCGCCGACACGGCCGCCGGCCGCGACGCCTACGCCCTGGCGCGCACGATGGGCGCCGTTCACGTTTCGATCGAAGCCGACGTCCAGACGTCCGGCGCGGACGGCGGGTCGATCGTCCGTTCGGCGACCGATCCCGGCGTCCTGACCGGCGTCGCGATCTGTTGGCCGCCGTCGCGTGGCGCGTTCGCCGGCGCGGTCGGCGCCGCCCGCGCCCAGGCGACGCCGGTCGAACCTGACGTCCCGCCGGCCGACCCTGACGATCCCGACGCGCCGGTCGCGCCCGACGAGGTGATCAGCCGCGCCGAAGTCGCCGACCTCGTCCGTACCGCGGTCGCCCGCTACGGCCTGTCCCGCGCCGTCGGTCAGACCGTGTCGCCGCTGTCGCGCTACCAGACGTTCGACGAACTGCACGCCGCGGTCCGCGCCGCCGGCCGCGACGAGGCCCAGACCCTGTCGCGCCAGTTCGCCGACGCCTACACCGCGCACCGCGCCGCCGTGCGCGCCCTGGTCAACCAGATCACGACGGACAACCCTGGCGTGATCCCGCCGGCGTGGCTGACCGACACGTTCGGGATCGTCGACCGTGGCCGACCGGCGATCACCGCGCTGGGCGGACCGCGGTCGCCTGGGACGTCTGGGATGGATGTTCACTGGCCGTACTACGACGGCGACCTGACCGCCATCGTCGGCGAACAGGTCGTCGAAAAAACCGAAATCGTGTCCGTCCTCGTTTCGTTCAAGCGCGGTCAGGCGACGCTCAAGACCTACGCCGGCGGATCCGACGTGTCGTACCAACTGCAACGCCGGTCGTCGCCGTCATACATGTCGCTCTACGACCGGATCTTGCAGATCGCCTACGGGATCACGACCGAAAACGCGTTCGTTGACGCCCTCGTCGCCGGCGCCGGTCACACGATGGTCCTGGGCGACCCGATCACCGCGCCGCTGGGCGATATCAAGTCGTTCCTGTTCGGCGCGTCCGCCCATGTTCGGACCGTGACCGGCGCGCCGGCGTCGGCCGTGATCGTGTCGTCCGACGTGTTCGCCGCCTGGGGCGCGCTGGACAACCTGTGGCCGACCCAGTACGGGACCCAGAACACCGCCGGGACCGCCGACGCCGCGTCGTTGCGCGTCAACGTCAACGGACTGGAAATCACTGAGGCGCCGATGGCGCCGGCCGGGACGGTCCTGGTGACGAACGAACAGGCCGCCGCCTGGCTCGAGGAAGGTCCGTTCCTGGCGACGTCGGAGGACGTGTCGAAGTTGGGGACCGACGTCGCGATCTGGGGGATGGGCTGTCCTGGCCTGTTCCTGCCCGAAGCGGTCGTCAAGTCGACCGCCGTCGCCGGTACCGCCGCCGGCCGCGGACGGACCGCCGACAAGTCGTAGGCATGCCGTCGCCGTACTGCACGCCGGCGGACGTCCTCGCACGTCTACGCCTCGCGCCGGATCATCCCGACGCGCCGTACGTCGCGGACTGCACGACGGTCGCCTGCGAACTGATCGACGACCGCCTGGCCGTCCTCGTCGACGACGTCCTGACGCCGCCCGCCGCGCCGTACCCGCGTCACCTGTGGCGCGCCGCCGTGTCGGCGTCGGTCGACGTCTACCGGAACAAGGACCGCGATTCGGACACCCAGGGTTCCTGGGCGAACGGCGTCACCGCGCCGCCGCCCAGGATCCCGAACGACGTCCTCGAGCGTGTCGACGCCCTACTGGCGCCGTCGCGTCACGTCTGGGGTATCGGGTGATCCCCTTGTGATCGCCGGCCTGGACGACGTCCGCGCGACCGTGACCGCCGCCCTGACCGACGCGTTCGCCGCCCTCGAGGCGCCGGCGTCGTCGGTCCCTGTCCACGCGTACCCACCCGACGAACTCGCCGTCCCGGCGTGCTGGATCGTGTCGCCGTTCGGAATGCGCCCGTCCGACCCGCGGACCGTCGTCGCCGAAGTGTCCGTGATCATCGTCGTCGACGGCGCCGAACCCGCCCAGCTCGCCGCCCTGGACGTCCTCGAGGCCGCCGCCTGGATCGCCCTCGAAACGGTCGGTACCGCGTCCCTGGCGATCCCGACGGCGTTCGCCGCCGGCGGTCCAACCCTGCACGCCGTGACCGTGACCGCCGACGTCGACGTCGACGTCCGCACCCTGTGCCCGCCTACCACCGCGACGACCCGTCGCGCCCAGTAACTACGGAGGATTCCATGCCCGCGAAGGTGACAAAGTTCGGACCTGGGACGCTGACCAGCGGCGAAGTCGGGACGCCGCTGGACGTGTCCTGTCAGGTGATTTCCTGTCAGGTCGAATGGGACAAGG